AACTCAATGTAACTGCCATTAGGGTAGTGATAAACATTATCAGTCTTATTAAATGCTTCATCTGAGTAGATGCCAGCATCCTCTAAGATTTGTAAAATATCCCTTCTTGCTCCTCTTTTTAAGTGAGGCAGGGAAGGACTAACCACCGAAATAGTAACCTTTTCCTTATGCGGTATGTAAAGAGCTAATAGCTGTGATATGGAATAAGTTTTACCTGACCTTGTTGATCCCTGATTGGCAATCACTCGGTAGGTTTTGGCTTGATAAGCCTCCAAATTCCATTCAAAGACCTTAGTATATCTAACCGTTACTTCCTTCATTGGCTGGCTTAAATGTAATATTTATGCCACCCTCAACCTTAATATCTTGTTCTGCTTTTTCTTTTTGACCTAATCTTTGCTTACCTAACCAGATTAGCATTGCTCGGTCCTTATCTTTTATTGCTGCTTCATATTGGACCTTCCTTAGAATACTATCTCCAGAGGCTTGCTTTTCTTGCTTAAATGCCACAAAATCCTTCTCCAAATCTGACTTACATCGTTGATATAGAGTGTTTTCGTGAACTCCAAGCTGTGCTGCTATTTCAACACCTGAGCAACCTGCTTCCAGGTATTCTGCTACTAGGTTCCAATCTATTGGGCTGAGTGATGACATTTATCTTTTAGCCGAGTTATGGCTTTTATAAGTAATATAAATAAAAACCCTTAGCCAAATAAATGACTAAGGGCTGTATCTAATTCTTAACTTTACTAATCACCCCCAAATATAAGCAATTTTAGGCATATTAGCAAAATTACTTATTCACAACTTAGGGTTCCACTCAGTAAGTATTCTTACCATTTCTAGCATTACACCTTGACCACCTTTAGTCTCTAATATGTGAACACCATCTAATTCTTTTATTTCTTTAGAGGCATCTGAAGGGCAAAAGCAGTATTTGGCTCTTTGTAGCATTGGAATATCCCAAGCTGAGTCACCTATGGCTATCTGATAGTCAAAGGGTATAGACTCTTTGTTTCTAATGTTATGAATCTCTGCACCAGACCTCTTTAGATAAAACTCTGATCCAGGCCAAGATGAGGCAGTTACTATATGCACTTGAAAACCCATTGCTAATAGTTCCTTGATTGCACCTAAGTCTTTGTTATTAAAGGACTTAATGATTTCACCTTGATGGTTTACCCATATTTTACCATCGGTTAAAACTCCATCAACATCTACACAGATTGTCATAAGTTATTTTTTTACTATCCAATAAAACCATTGCTTATTTCCTATGTCTATTTTCTTATACATATGTGCTGTAAAAAGTGTGGCTAATTCTCCTACTTTACCTTTAATTCTTAATATGCCTGATTCTGTTAGGTCTAAGTTAAACTGATGAAAACCCTGCCAGTTTTCGTGTTCTGCTTCATTACAAAAACCTTGCACAATTAAATAACCTCCTGGTTTAACTGCTTCTATTAACCTATCTAAGGCATCACCAGGGTTTTGGCAATGATCTAAGGCATTTGAGATATGTACTATATCAAACTCATTAGAATACTTTAAATACTCTGCTGGTATGGCTAATGGTGGAGTTAGCTTATGTCTTTCATAGTCAAAAATAAGCCTGTAAAGGTCTCCTAATGGATCACAAGCTGTGACATTTACTAAACCATTTAGCAAAGAGCAAACTCCTGAGCCTACATCCAAAACTGAGTCATTTTTTACCGATAGGATAAAATCTGCTACCTCTTGATTCAGTTCTGGTGTTTTTACTTTCTTAACCCAACCATTTAAAAACCTGTCTGTCTTAACAAATTGCTGCCAAAAGGCTAACTCGTGGTAAATACCGTGTAATTCTAAAGTTGTCATATTGTTTATTTTATTTAGGCCATAGTTTAGTTTGCCAATCTTTGCCGTATTTTTCCAACATATGTCTTTGACTTATAGGGGTCCAATAGTTTCTTAACTGACTTCTTATTGCTCTTATAGGATGTCCTTCTTTGTTTCTTAAATATGTGTGACCAATTTGTGTGCCATAATGGACACCTACTTTATATCCTTTTTCTCTAACCCTATGACACCAATCAAGGTCCATATAATAGTAAGCAAGCATTTCATCTAATGGGTTTTCACTAAATACCTCAGCATTAACCATTGGGGCTGTCCATTCTACAAATGGTGTTTCTTTAGTTCCTTGAAAGTCTTTAATTGGCCATTGAAACCTATGGTCAGAGGATGACATTGATGGATGTAAAGCTGCCCATTCCCCTTTAGCCATTTCATAAGCTAACTTATGTGGTAAATCAGGATCAAAGGTAATGTTAGATACAAACCATAGATAGTCTGCTTTCCATAAAGGGTCCATTAGTATTGAGTTGTAGGCTCTTGACATATTACCTACTCCATCTCTACTGACCACCTCAAATGGTAAGTCTGTGGCTTCTACACACTTGACTGTCTGTTGAAAGTCAGGCTCATAGTATTCTAAAAGAACGATTAAGACTCTTGACATAGAATTAAGTTGTACAGGCACAATCAAAGGCTGGGTTCATTTCGCCTAAATTGACCCCTTTGAATAAATTATTTACTGCTATATTTTTAAGTGTTTCAATTGAGACATCTTTTAAATAAGTATGCCCTATCAATTTCTCATCTTCAATCCATTCCTCAGCTAATTCAGGATAAAGTGATAAAATACTAATAATGGCATTTTTACCCTTCATAAAACATAGAGTACAATTACCTAAAATTGAAGGTATTTCTAATGTGTATGGTTTACTTTCCCAATATGCATTTATGTGTTTCTTTTCTATTTGATCATCATATAACGGAAATACATCTTTAACTTGTTTCCACATTTGCTTTCTACGTTTTACCCTTAATGGCTCATCATACCTAAAGCCAATAAAGTTTTCATATTTCATTAAGCCTTGCTTTCTTAAATACCTCCTGCAAGTTTTAATCTTTAATTCAATGGTGCAGAATCTCTTAAATTGATTAGGAATTGCTTTTGTCTTTTTTATTAATTGCCTAAACCCGCCCTCATAAGTTAGCCTAATAATTGGAATATTTTCGTGCGCTTCAAAGTCATTTATGAATTTATAAGTCTTAGGATGTTCTCTGCCAGTATCACAAAAAATAACTAGGTCTCCTGGCTTATAGTATTTTATAACCATATATGCCGAAGTCTTACCGCCTGAAAAGTTGAAAACCCTAGCTATTGACATATTATTTGATTTATTTTATTCATCCAATAATCCCAACTATGTATTTGCACATAAGACCTAATGGTATTTGCTCTTTTATTTAATTCATCTCTATGTGATAAAGCAAACATTGTAGCATCATAAAGTTTATCTGCTGAATATCCTACCTTAAAACTATTAGTCTCATTTAGGTCATCATCACCATCTATTATAGCCCTAATTGTTACAGTTCCCTTTGTGCCAGCTTCTAGTGGAGCTGTGGACCTTGCATCATATTTAGTAGCTTTAATTAATAATGATGCTTCTTCATAAAGCCTATTCATTGTAGTTAAATCTGGCTTTACTACAAATTCATCAAATATCTTATCACTAGGCTCTTTTAATCCAAAACCTTTTATGATATAGCCTCTTTCTTTTAGAATCTTTGCCACCTGGACAGCAATCCTTTCTGTGTCCTTAGTGTAATTAGTAGGCTCAGGTGATTCTAATAAGATTGTTTTATAGTCTTTAGCTTTATATGATATTGGAAAATCATTTAAGTTAACTCCATTGCCAACATAATGAATAGGTCTGGTTCTATGGAACTGCTTTTGTAAGACTCTAATATTCCATTGACTTATTGATATAATTGGATAATGTGTTTTATATAATGCTATGGCATTGTTGAAAAACTTAGCATTAGTTGGGTTAAATAGATGCTCCAACATTTGTAGGAATACAAACTTCTTAGGTACATCTTTATCCAATAAGAAAGCACCGTGAGGACTTGTGACTATTAAAACATCTGATCTATTTATTAGGTTAGTGGTGTTTACAATCTTACATTTAAGCTCTTGCAAAGTGCATCTTAATGCACCAGCTTGATTGTAAAGTACAACCCTATGCCCTAAATCTTGCAATCTATTTGCCCACTCATTAATTACTCTTATACCACCGTGGGGTGAATTAATGTTTGGACTTTGGATAAATATTCTCATAAATGTCTTTGATAAAGTATATAATACAAACTAGAGCATATAAAGTGTAAGCTAATGTGCCATAGATTAGATAATGCTTTATATTCCAGATTAATTTTCCCATTGTGATTTATTTGGATATAATTGATTAATAAAAACTTTAAAGTCATTATTTACTGCATAAGAACCTATGCTAAAAAATAGTTTATTATAGGTTTTGCCTATCCATTCATTAACGGAATAAAATCTGTTAATCTTTAAGTCCTCCATTCTCTCAAAGGGACCATCTTCCATTTTAGTATAAGCTGATTTAATTACAAACTCCTGTTTCCAAGGCAAGTGTATCAACTTAGCAAATCTGTGCTTGTTGTAAATAATAGGAGTATGAATGTCTGTATAGTAGTTATTCTTACCGGGCAAATTGTTAGTGTTTGTAATGGCTTTTTTATATAAGCCAGTAGCTTTGTGAGCATAATAGTGGCAATCTTGGTCATACCAAAACTTAAAGTCTTTTGTATGTAATGGCTTCAGCAAAAAATGGTCATCATTCCAAAATATAAAGTCATCTGAGTCAATCCACTCTGATCCAGTAACTATCTTTTGAAATATGCTAAAGTTTTTGCGACCAGGCACATCATCAAAAGCAATATGGTGGACATTACGAACCCATTTAGGCTTTTCACCTACTAAGACCACCTTTCCATCAAAACCCTCCAAATAAGCCTGTATTGACCTCAGAGCATATTTTAGCTCATTGTCCATCCATCGGCTGCCTGTCCCCAAAGCTATTACTATATCCATTTGGCCTTAATTTGCTTAATATGTGCTGTTTTACTGCATTGGTTAAACTACCAAACTCTTTGATAATCAACTCTTTTTGTTCTAATGTAAGATAAGCGGCTACCAT